TCCTACAATATAGCCGGTTATTAACCCCCAGAAAAAATTCATAATTCTCCACTCTCTGCCAATTTCAGCATTAGGCTATAATGTTCGTAGGCTTTCTTTACTGCTTGATATTTGTCACGTAGCTTTCGCTCTTGTTCTTTCTGATCCATCAAATCTTCAAACATATTGTAATGCCCGTGCTCTCGCATATTGTTAAAAACTCGAGATTCAAAGTCTGCAATGCGATTGAGTTCACTTTCAGAAATTTCTACAGTATATAATCGTTCAGTCTCATATAGAAATGCCTCCGTTGCTGTCATCATATTGTAGTCTTCAGAATGCTGAAAAAATTTAGTATTCATGCGAGTGTATCTATTAGCACGTTTATTGGTATCGAGCACGTTGATACGATGATTCTGTATAAAACTTTTTAAATTGTCGTCCATTATTATTTTCCAAATTTTAACATGGCCATTAGGGCGTGATGTTTATCTTCTATAGTAACCGTAGCATACGAAGATTGTTGCTGTTTAATAACCCATCCTTGTCCACCTATTTGGGTATGTAGATAGTACAATCGAGGACCGATGTATCGCATACACCATGCTTCAACTTCTCGCGGTTTATCAATCTTAAATTCATTCATGTCCATTTCAATGCGTAAAAGGTTGCGTATTTGTCTGTATAAAATGTAAAGATGGCACTTTTGGGAATTTCACCAATCATGGAATCCCATTTGCTTTGATGAAACGCAAAATCAAAATCAACGCCTTGAACCAAACTGGCTGCTCTAAGTTCTCGAACTCTTTCCATTACTATATTAGCGTCGCCGAATATTTTAATATCAACAGACACTTACTCAATTCCAACTTCGTCACAAATTTCTTTTACCAATGCCACATCGGCAGGTAATTCTTTAAATCTTTTAATCCAAAACGGAATCTCTAAAGCTGGGCCAATGATATTCAACTGTTCATCATTCATGTTGTTTAGCATTGTTTTACCTGTAGTAGAGTTCAAGATTATCCACGGAGAAATGTTTCCATTTAAAATATCATGTACAGCTCTGTTAAGGCTAACATAGTTAAAATAATGAGCAAATTTGGCATTATGTTCATCACCCCATTCCATCATGGTTTTTAACGTTCTTTGTACAGCACTTTCAACTGGTTCGGATTTGAGAATTTCAAACAAATATCGTTCGTAATGTTCGTCTCTACACCAGTTGTCTAACTTGACACCACTTTTAATTATGAAGTCTACAAATTTATCTGGATACAAAGGTTTTACGTTGTTAACAAAACTACCAAACTTAACAAACGCATTATAGTAACTGCTGTCAGCAAAGTCATCATATGTCTTTGATTTTTTGGCATTTTGAGTCAATTGCCAGAATCTATTAAATGCTACAAATCCGGCTTGTACTCGTTTTTCATCTTTTTGTAATGCTCTACGTTTTCTTTCACACATGTGAGCCACAAGAGTTTTATCCTGCATAAAACTCTTATTACAATGAACACATTTATATGGTTGATCAACTAGTGCTATCATTTATTTCCAAAGTTTTAATAAGTTTACAAATTCAGGCCATTCGTTGTCATTACGGGGACAAAGGACTACGGCAAGTTCTGCGTTATCCATTCTGCTTTCAGTCACGACAACAGAGCCGTCCAGTTGTTTACACATGGCAAATTCTGCCGGAGTTACCGAACAAGTAACTTTCTTAAATGATTTAGTCAACCATTCTTGATAATCAGGCATAGTCTGAAATTCTAAGTGACACATCAGCCCGGCGTGGGCTGCGGCATTCATTGCCATACCAACTGGAGTACCTTCCTTGATACAGATATACATTTTCATTATTCATATTCCCTGCGCTGTTTCTTATCGAAACCCATCATATCAAACAATTCTTCTCGATCTTTCTTATCCATCATAGATGCCGTTATTTTAATATCAGACATCTTCATTGCTGGATATAGCTCGCATAATAGTCTTTCAATCTTGTTTGCTTTTTCTTTCTTACCTGCCGCCAAATACGGATGATAACAATTGACCCCGGCACCCACGGCAGCAAATAATTTCCATTGCAATGCTTTATGACCTTTGCTAATATCCGAAAAATTCTTATTGACTAATTCATTGGTACGTTCAATAAACCACTCCTGAATATCTCTGTCTCCTTGTACACTGGCAGTATAACGCATCAATATATATGGACTAAATGCTTTGCGTTCATCATCAGTTAGATTATGATAGAAATCATAATTTTTTTGATCTACCGCATTTAGTTCACGTTTGATATCAAGTTTTGCTGTTGCCATAATTATACTGAATGATGTTGTACCGAATCGCTAGCTTGTTTGCTTAGATAATATATTACTTTAACACGATCTAAAGCAATTTGTAAAGCGGTATTGGTTTTTGCCGCACGTCTTATTTCTCCCCATAACTTGTCTTCCATTATGTGATCGCGCAGTGGACGTCCATCTGATGTTCTTGGATCGCGTTCACTAACTAATTCGCGATCTAGTGAACTAGTATTGCGTGAGTATACTGTGTTACCTTGGTCCGGACTTTCAAATATCTTACACATATTACCATACCTTTGTATAATCTACCAATTCACTTTGACGACTAACTTCTTTGACAAAATAAGCGCAAGTTGGTTTTGGTCCAGCGTGTAACGGTGTACATAAAAGTTGTCCCGGTTTCATCTTAGGAAAGTACCACTTGACATCTTGATATACATCAATAATATCGATGTCATGAAATTCTGGTCTGAAACCACTAAGTGGGTTGAAACAAAATGTTTTAAAACCTCGATCATTTAAACTTGTCAACGGCAGTATTTCCATATCCGGTCCTTCTGGATCTCCGACAATTGTACACCAATCAAGTGGCATACTGATTTCGTAGGGTCCAATTTGTAATACCGCTGCTGGGCCTGTAAAACTTTCTAGAAAAATTAATGGAATAAAGAAATGATCTGGATTTGAACTATCACTATTATCTAGCACAGCAAATCTTAGATCGTCATCAATCTCGTTTGGTAATTCGTTTAGGTTGAAGATCCTATCATCTAGGGTTAAAATTTGCATTATATATATTTTACTTTCTCAATTGTGAAGGGATACTTGGCATCCTTATAGAAACGTTTTCTTTCAGTTAAATGTCTCTTTGCGTATTTGGTGCTTGCAGTAATGTCCCAGATTTGTACGAAGTCTTTATCGTCCGCTTTTCGAATACCTCGACCAATACTTTGTATAACGCGAACAAAGCTCTTTCCGGGCTCAAGAAGAACCAGATTAAAAATACGGGGGATATTAATACCCACAGCGGCCACACCGTAAGTCGCCACAATAATCTTGTTATCAACAGTTTTAATCTCATCATACTCTGTCTTTCTATCTTTGGTTTTTACTTCACCTGATACAAATACTGCGTCTGGATTCTTTTCGACCAATGCCTTACCTGAATCAATCCTATTAACTAACACCAGTGTATTGCCTGTTTCGGCAATACCTTTGATCATGTCGCTGATGTAATTCATCCTGGAATCATCAGTGACCAAATATTTTAATTCTTCTGCATAACTGCCAAACTCTTTCCACTCAGCAGTTTGTACAATGTTAACATGACAGTTACTTAGCACACCTGCTTCCTGTAATGTGTGAGCTGCGACTCTATTTACTACTTCACCTAAACTTGCTCTAATACTTTGAAATTCGTGTTCAGCTTTGGGTATAGTTCCAGTCAGGCCCCAACGTATAGGAGCGTTGGAGAGATTCTTGGTTAATAGTGTTTTCAAAACATCAGCTTTGGCCATATGTACTTCATCAACCATGACACATTGTACATTGTCCAACAACATCTCTAATCTAGCACAGGCAGCTTCATCCCAATTTTTACTGTTTTTGTCTAAAATATTCAAACTTTGCCAAGTACAGATTGTATGGGTTCGATTGAGATCTTTTCTGTCTCCATAATAGACACCAACGTCTAATTTACAGTTAATAAAATCTTCTTCGGTTTGTTCAACCAGACTTTTGTTAGGAACAATAGTTATTGTTCGACCGTATTTTTCACAGATTTTGCTCAGTGTTGCGGTGGTAATTGTCTTACCAAAACCAGTAGCAATTTCTTGAATACATTGTGGATTTTTTAAGAATATATTTACAGCTTCAACTTGATCACTGCGCAATCTAATCTTTTCTCCAGCAAATCTATGTCCTTCGGGCCAGGTCTGATCACCCCAAAAATCCTCAGAAATTTCAGGAAATTCTAACGACGAGCTAGTTCGTTGATCCTCAACCTCAATATAGTAATTCTTACTTTCGAGATAATCAAGAACTTGTCCTAACATACTC